CAGTCATTACAAAGACATGCCTTTTCCCCCTGGTGAGTATTGCCAGGTCAACGGCCTGAGATTTTGGGAAAGTTGCGCTATCAAGCACATTTCCAGGCACGGTAAGAAAGGCGGCAAGGTTGGAGGGTTGCAGGATCTTAAAAAGGCTCAACATGAGATTCAATTGGTAATCGATATGGAATACCAGGACGTGGACGCCGAACAAAAAGAAGGCCCTGGCACTCTCGCCGTTGTCATGGATTACATTGAGGACGTTGATACGGCCAATGCTTTGCTATCGGCTATTCAGCGTGGACAAATACCTTCTATTTCCTGGGAAGGAGGCAAGGTGAAATGACATCGAAATCAAATAAAACTCCAAGAGAGATTGCCCAAACGTGGACAAAGGCCGAGCTACTACAGCTTATGGACGAAATAGGGCTATGGCACAAGATTACCCGTCGTCACTTGATTTTGGCAAAAATAGAATTCCTCATGAAAAAATCAGAAGAAGCTTTTGCCAAATATATCGCTATCCAGTTGCCTGATTTCTCGCCTAAAAGTAACTTTTCAGATGAGTATTTAGCTGTTTGTAACCAACAAGAGACAGCTTATAGGATACACAAAGTTTTTCAGGTACAGATAAAAAATCTCTGGAAACAGCTTTCAGAATTAAGAGAAACACAATGTTAAGCAAACAATCCCCGGTTGCGGCATAGCAAGAAAGCAGATGCCATATGTTGGCATGGTTGCCCTCACTCGGACGGCCTGGGATTGTAAGAAAGCCGTTGATTCAAAGATGGATAGCAGCCTTGATAAGCCAACACCATTCACCAAGAAGGCTGTCAGAGTAAAAGCCGCTACCAAGAGACATCTTGTTGCCTATGTCACCATTGCACCGCTGCAGGCCAAGTATCTACGCTATGCGATCAAGGGTGGACAAAGGACTCCCAAAAAGAGAGCTATCCTTTTACCAGTTGGGCAACGTGTCAATAAGTACGGCAACATGGGCCGCAAAGTCGTAGGGAACTTACTCAGATCAAATAAGACATTCAGTGGTATCCCACGAGGGAGGCAGACCCCTGGCATATACAAGCGTATGGGTACTAAGAAGAATCCAAAATTAAAACTGATGGTCAGCTTTCAAGATAGAGCCAGATACAAAAAGCGTTTGCCTTTCTATGAAACTGCATCACAGACGGTAAAACAAAAGATCGGCGGTCATATCAAAGCAGCCAGGAAAAATGGATTTAATAGCAAATAAATTGAGCGAAATAAATTGGCGCGGGTCCTTCTAAGTACTTGATATTGAGGGTAAATTCGCACTGCAGTATTTTTCTATTCACAAAAGATTTATAGGGGCAACAATAGTTTGGGTGATCAGGTCACATATACAGAGCTTTCAAGGCTCACCGGGAAAACTTTCAGGACCTTAAAAGATCGCTTGGAAAAATCAGCGGTGGAGCCAATAAAACGGGATGGTCGCAGCATTTGGTTTGATTCAGAAAAAGCCTTGCCAGCCATTTATGCAGCCAAGGGAAAAGAGGGTGATTTAGTTCTTGAAGAAGAAAGGGCACTATTGACAAATGAGCAATGCCGGAAGGCAAAAAGAGACAATGACCTGGCCGATTCGTTAGTTTTTCCGGTTGAGGTCTTGGTTGAAGTTTTGAGCAAGGCCACGGGGCAAATTTCTTCCGTCCTGGATGCCTTGCCACTGACCCTGAAAAAAAGAAGCCCAAACCTTACGGCCAGAGACATCGAATTTATCAGAAAAGAAATAGCCAAGTGCAGAAATGCGGCGGCACAGGCGGCAATAGATGGAACAGCTACTCTTAAATAATATTTGTTCAAGCGTTGCCGCCGGGGTTGCACCGCTCATTATCCCGGAACCGCTCACCATGAACGAGTGGGGCAAAGAGCATTTTTGGTTATCCGAGGAATCAAGCTCGATTTCCGGCCCTTGGGAGGCTTTGCCCTATCAGGTGGCCTGGCTGAATTGGTTTGGCAATGATGATATTGAAATTGTCGATTGTCAAAAGGCGGCACGTCTTGGCTACACAAAATGCGTCATGATTGCGGTTGGCTATTTCACTGAGCATAAAAAAAGAAATATCGTCATTTACGAGCCAACAGATACCGACGCCGAAGACTTTGTAAAAGATGAAATCGATACCATGTTACGGGACGTTCCCATATTAGGGGATCAACTCAAATGCAAGCCAGGCACCAAGTCACCATTCAACACCCTGGATAAGAAAGTTTTCAAACATACGATTCTGGATATAAAAGGCGGTAAGACCGCAAGGAATTACCGCAGAATTACAAAGGATGTCGTCATTTATGAAGAGATTGACGGCTTCGATCACGATGTAGACAAAGAGGGATCACCGTTGACCCTGGGGGACACAAGGGTTGAAACAAGCTCTTTTCCTAAATCAATTAGGGGCACAACTCCGAAAATTAAGGGCCTGTCACATATCGAGGATAGTTTGGCCATGGCCGACGCCATCTTTCGCAGGTATTTGCCTTGCCCTCATTGTGGCAATATGGATTTTCTCAAATGGGGAAATCTTATCTTTGACAGTGCCAATTTGACCACAATTTGACCACCGCTGAAATGCGTTGTGAAAATTGCCAGAAACTTTTTTCCTATTCTGATTTTCCGGCCATGGACGCAGCCGGACAATGGCAAACAGAAAACGGCATGTATTACGACGAAACACAGGACTTGTTTTTTAATGAAGAAGGGGAACCGATACCGCCACCTCGTCACCTAGGCTCGGTAATCTGGTCGGCTTATTCTTATTTTTTAAGCTGGACAAAACTTGCCAGTGAGTTCTTGGCAGCGAATAAGGCCAAAAAAGAAGGGGTATTGTCAAAGATAAAAACCTTTATCAATACCAAATTGGGAGAGACATACGAGGAAACAGGCGAAAAAATAGCAGAGACATTCTTTGATGAGCGGTTGGAAGAATGGGAACCGGGAATGATCTCCAATGAAATTCTTTGTATTACCGCCTCTGTTGATGTCCAGGGTGGGAAAAATGCACGTATCGAGCTTGAGACAGTTGGATGGGGGGAGGGTGATGAGTCATGGTCACTTGATTACAAAAAATTTTCAGGCGATGCAGATTATCAAGAGGTTTGGGACCATCTCGACCAATACCGGAAAATGTATTTCACTAGAGAGGATGGAGTGCCTTTGAAAATAAAATGTTTGACGGTTGATTCAGGTTTTAAAACAAACGCTGTGTACAGCTACACAACACCAAGGCAAGCAAGTCGAGTATATGCGACCAAAGGACATAACACGGCAAATAAACCCATTGTAGGGACACCGAGTAAGCAAGGCCCAAGGAAAGAAACAAATTTGTATATGATTGGTACCGACACAGCCCAAGGAAACACTTTTTTCCAATCTGCAACTGGAGGAAAAAGGGCCGGGGTATTGCCATTTCCCTATGGACCGGGAAAGCGAATATTTCGAGCAATTGACCGCCGAAGAAAAAAAGGTGGTCTTTGAACGAGGCGTTAAAAAAGTGAGGTTCGTTAAGAAAAAGGCCGGGATCAGAAACGAGGCCATTGATTTACGGGTGGGTAATATGGTGGCGCTTAAGTTACTTAATCCAAATTTTAAAATTCTCAAAAGCAGGTATGAAAAACTCGCTTCAAAAATTGCAGAAAGGCAGGCAGAAGATAGGGAGCAGGCCACAAAGACAAAGGCCCCTGTTGCTAAAAAGTCAGTACGGAAGAAAAGGAAAAGGGGATTTATTCATGGATGGAAATAATAAAAATACACCGCTGGTTTATAAAGGATCTGAGGAAATTTGTGCGGCGGTTGGAATCCCCAAGCGTCAAATAAACAACTATGTGAAAAACCATGGGTTACCGGCTTTCAAGGTTGGTGGCAAAGAGTGGCTGGCAATCCCGGCTGATCTGAAAACTTGGATTAAAGAGCAGAGCGAAAAACATTTGAAATAGTATGGAAAATAATCGGCGTTTGAAGATAGTTCTGCCCCTTTATCGGATCCAAACGCCTTGTGAAATATTTAAATTAAGGTGGATATGAAAATCATAAGAATCTTCGTTTTAATGTCTTTTTTGCTTTTTACCTATGTCTGTGTCACAGGCTATAAAACCATAAAATGGCTTTGTGTTGATTGACTCATTTTGGAAAAATCATAACGCCAAAATAAGCGACAGTTTAAGGCGTCACAGTTTTTGCTATTCGCGAAAAAAAGTGACGCTTTAGATTGCGGCTATATTTTCATATTAGGCTATTTCCTATGTGAGTGACTGCATCAAAGGTTTTAGATTAATGTCTTTGATTTTTGGTTCTACAAACCACGGTTCAGTTGGCTTTCTAAGCCAACTGACATGAATATGATTTTTATGTTTACTATCTACTGTAGTCACTCCTGGTAAATTATCTGCAAACCGTATTTCTGTAGCCCCAGTTTGTTTCATGAAATCTATTATAATACCTGTTGCTTCTCTATGGTAATGAGAGTCGCCAACAGAAACTGATCCACGCTTTGTTCCTATTGGACGAATATCAGAAGTACCACCAAAGCGATGTGTCATATGTGGCGGATTTAAACCACCCCATCTCATTGACGCTCCAGTTACAACAATAAAGTTTGGCATTTCAGGTGGTTTACCACCAACATTTTGCCATGCTCCTCCAATGTTTTTAAGTATAGAAATCACTTGTGTATGCAAGTGACGGCCGACCAATCCACTTGTTGTAAGCCCACTTGACTCATTATCTTGCAATGCTGACAATCCTTCTACCGCCGATTTGATGGTATATGATTCTCTCCCTGCCCGAGACTCTACAGTGATTAAATCTGATGCAGGACTAGAGTCGTTACCGCAGATATGAAAACTATCTAGCCTAAATGAGGCTTGACCATTTGAGTTTGTATTTTTTTTAGCTGGTGTTACCTTTGTAGAAAGCCTTACTACTCCTTGAGAGACTCTTTGGCGAATAGTTCCCGCTCCGCGACCAAAACGGGAAGCGAGTTGATTAACTTGTCGCCAGTCACTACTAATTAATGTTTTTGGTTCAGACCAACAACTTACTGAGATACCAGGAGCTGGCCTGCCATCTGAATATTTTAGAGTTATAGTGATTGTGACGCTATTTCCATTTGACGGAAACAATGTGTCTCCAGCAAGTGGAACAACTTCTTCGATACCATCACCTGTCGAATCATAGAAAGCACCAATTTTGGTGGTTATTGTTTCTTCTTCAGCACCCATGTTTATCATCCTCGCTGGTAATTATTCATTTGCCTAACTATTTGGTTAAGTGGAGCAAGGGACAGTGGCGACTTTTACCTGCCTAAAACACCGCTCCCCTTGTGTCCACCTGAACGTTTTGTTTGACCAGAATCTACACCTAAAAGGTAGCGATTTTCTTTAGGAAAATTGGCATGATATTAGCGACATAATCGGTAATACAAACCCACATACAAATATGCGATTAACTTACTTCTTAGTAAATTGAGGTTTTTTCCAGCGGATCTGTGGTTTTCTAGGCTTTCGCGGAGTCTCCTCTTGCTTCTCTATTAAAATCCGGGCTGAATCACTGATACGAAATACGAGACCCTGTGAAGACACCATTTCTATAGAATTTGGATCAAATCCTTTTTGATTTACATTGATATAGTTTGTTTCGAGACTCTTAATCTCTTTTGCTATCTCGGGTGTAAGACTTACTACGATCTCACCTTTTCCGTGCCCCAATGTATTGACCATAGAATACTTTGCTGGCTCAAGCAGTGATATCGAAAATAAATCACCTTCAGCGAGTTTTGTGCTATCAAATTCCTTTTTGCCATTTGTATTTGTAACAATTACCGAATAGCCACTACCAGACGACGCGTAGAACAACACATAGCCTTCAGGAGAGACAATGCGTGGTATATCCTTATCCTTTTCTCTCACGAGATGACAATTTTCTGGACGCGATTTCGCATTACGGACGGACATAGCCAAATCAATGTCTAGTTGTCTCTCTGTAGACGTTTTATCTACGAAAAATTTTTCTTCTGTTATCGCTTGCCCCTGTTTCATTATGACTACTCGATAAAGCCCAGAAGTAGAGAATTGATGAATCACCATTGCCATCATTCCCAGCGCGCCGCTATCAAAGGTTGTTGTGTTTAGTAATTGAAGATTAACTCTTGTTTTCATGGCGCCACCCCCACATTTCCTTCTATGATCATTTCTTGGTCGTTGTTGAATACTTTCAGGTCACGGATAGGTATTTTCACCGGTATGATTAAGGGTACTCCTCCTTGGTTTGGATTAGCTGTAGCTTCCAAAATAGGATAAGGATCTTCAATCTGATGTAGTGGATACTTTTTTGCAAAGTACTCGGCTACGAGCTGCAAGATAAAATCGAGAATGCCAAAGCTTACGTTCAACAAATCAGAAATCCATTCCTGAATGTCATCGGGAATATCAAGGATTACACGGATCAAGTCGATGATAGGACCGAGAATTGCCTTGATCAAATCTCGCGCCCACCCAGGTAGAAAAGCGAGTAAATTGTCTACTGCTGCGTTCATTGCATTTTCCAATAAATCTCCCACCATATCGGCAATGTCAAAGATATCGACATCAAGGAACTGAGGATCGAGAAAAACTTGCCAGTGATTCGCCAGTGATGGATTTGAGTCCTGCGCGTCCCAGTCGTTCATACCGCCAGGACGTGCTGGGTTAATGGCGTATTTCGCTAGTAGAGAACCTGTAACCGATATTTCCGAGGTGATAAGGCCCCCCAAAGGTAGGGTAATGCTAATATCTGGGTCACTGTCAAAAACGCAAAATTTTGGTGCACGTAATGCGCAGCCAAAAGGCGTGGGTATGATGCAGAACCCTCCGATACAAATTTCTGGAATGTTAATGCCAAGGTTGAGATCCAACTTGTCCCACTTTATATCGAGCTCTTTGATCTGGACGGTGTTGTCAGCACGCAGGTCGACGCTGCCACCTTCCAAGTGTGCTTCAAAAGCATAACCGGCCGTGAAAGGGCCGAAGTCGACACTGTCTGAATTTGAAAAATCGAAGTTATCACGAATACTCTCAAATAATATTTTAAATGTGTTCTCAGATGCTCCGATAGTTAAATGTGCCATATCAGATTACCCCCACTTTGATAAAAGTTTTCAATTGATCCTTTTCGATAGCCGGATTGTGAGGCAAATCTGCCGATATAGGCATTGGACTTAGAACAACGTTCGTAGGTGTTGGAAAAAGATCCGTCGCTCCTTGTGTCAGGTTGAGAGGTGCGTGTTGGAGTAGTATTCGCAATCCTGGAAGGACTGTGAGTTTGAGCATCAGGCCAATATAACACTCAAGACTGTTTTCGATCCCGGTAGGTTTAATGTCTACGATCTCGAACCCATCTATGAATGGCTCTAAATAGGGTTTACCATTGTAGGTGACACTGCGCACCCCACCAGTGACAAAGGTGTCTATACAAAAACAGGTTAATTCGTTTGTTGGCAGAGGAATGAGTGGAACGTATTCTTGCTTACGATCAGGGTCATGTGGTTTTTCTGCTGGATTTTTAGGTGGGGGGATCAATTTATCTATGATATCTTCTGTGGGACAACCCATTCCTCCACACAGTGTCAGCTTTATTGCAAATCTCTGTGCTTTGAGCGGTGGATTAAGTTCAGGTGGCAAACCGAACTTGTTACCAGGGTGAAAGTCGATTTCTAAATCCACTAACTGCACGGCAAAGTTGACACCGTAGTTGGTGCCGGGGACCGGAAGCAGCTCGGCGATGGTCACCAATGGATTATTTCGGATGGAGACGATTGGGTGAGTATCAATTGTTTCGCACAAAAGCTCGAGATTATTTGCAACATCGGCAGTAGCATAGTTAAACAACGATGGTCTTTGTCTTCGAACGTGGTTAATGATTTCGTTGAAGCCATCTTCGTGGAAAGAAGCAAAGATATCACAATGATCTGTATAACCCATAACAGTACCTCCTATCTTATTGACAATGAAGTTCTAATATTTCGTATCCTATATGGTCCTGTTTTGAATGTGATCACCTCCTTTTCGAATGGCCTAACGGCCATAGCTGGTTACCGTTCATCCAGTTGATGCTGTCGCGTGAAACGCGGCAGCATCAACTGGATGAACAGACCTGGGTAACACTACAATCGTGGTGTTACCCAGAGCGTTAAGAAATCAGCCCACAGGTTGTTCACTCTAAGCCTGAAAAATTACTGGGCCAGTTGTGCTTTTTTGGGGCCTAACGTTTAAGGTGTGTATAATTTGAAGTAATCATTTGTCAGGAATATGGCAACATGATTTTTATTTTTATCGATTTTGCCATTAGTTCAATCGTGAAATGATTGCAGCAATGTAGTATCTCAAAACGATGTCAAGAGTCTTTTGCATGTCTTTTATATGTCATTTATCTGCTTTTAGGCCCCCTTTTTGATTTCGGTAAAAAAGCCATGGTAGCGTTATGCCATGACAACCGAACTCCTCAACCAGATACCCACAGAGCTAACCGCCGGAGATTTTACCGGCTGGCGGCTGTCGCTCCCTGAATATCCAGCCTCAGACGGATGGTCGATATTTTACGCCCTGGTTAAAGATGGCAAGCTCATTGCTTTAACCAGTACCGCTGACGGCGACGATCATGTTTTTTCTATAAGTTCCGCCGATTCTGCAGGTTATTCGCCTGGGATTTACCGTTATCAGCAATACGCCAAGCAAGGCGAAAACCGCCGAACCATAGAAAACGGTCAGCTTGTCGTTTTTCCGGATTTCTATTCTCAAAAAGATGGATACGACAGCAGGACTCCAGCAGAAAAAACCCTGGACACCCTAAAAGCTACTTACGACAAGTTGGCAGCAAAATCGCTTGCCAGTAAGTCGGGTGGCCTGGCGTCGGTTGCAGATAAGCCTCTTTCAGAACTTCGGGCTGAGATCCAGCAACAAGAAGCAGTTGTTCTCCGTGAACACCGTGCCAAACTTCGTAAAGAGGGCAAACGGACAGGAACAAAAATCAAGGTGAGGTTTTAAATGGGAGCCAGAAAAACTATCTACAACGCCTTGGGCGGTTTGGCTCAACGCATTAGTGATAGAGGTCAACGTCGGGTAGCAGCAAGCAGGACTCCAACCCGTCGTGGTTTTCGTCGTTCATATACCGCCGGTGCTCCTGTTAACCGCCTGACTAACGATTGGAATGCTTCGGATCTGACAGCCGATGAAATAATCTATCCGGCTCTTATCAGAATGCGGTCGAGATCCCGCGACCTTTCCAGAAACAACGATTATGCAAAGCGGTATTTCAACCTTTTGAAAACCAATGTCGTTGGTCACCAGGGTATACGGCTACAGGTCAGGTCAAAAGATGCTAAAGGCACTCTTGATACAGGGGCAAATGCACTTGTTGAGGCCGGTTGGAAAGAATACGGCAAGGTTGGGAATTGCACCACTTGTGGAAAACTGTCATGGATTGATGTCTTGAATACAGCCCTTGAGTCGGTGGCTCGTGACGGGGAGATCCTTGTCAAGAAGGTTACCTCCTGGGAGGGCAACAAGTTTCAATTCGCTGTTCAGCTTATTGAATCCGATATGCTCGACATAAACAAAAACGATGTTTTGCCCGACGGTGTAACCATCCGAATGGGAGTTCAACGGGATAAATACAAGCGAACAACAGCGTATTGGATCAAGACAAGTACAGGGAGGTTTGCCGGGGACTCCGAACCAATACCCGCAAACGAAATAATTCACCTGTACCGGCCTGACCGGGTGGGGCAGTCGCGTGGCGTCCCGGAAACTGCGGCCCCGGCTACCAGGTTAAAGCAGATTGACGCCCATGAAGAGGCGCACGTTATAGCATCTCGCGTGGGAGCCTCGAAAATGGGTTTCTTCACTTCTACGGAAGGCGGGACCTACACCGGCGATGACGAGGACGAAAACGGGGACATTATTATGGAAGCCGACCCCGGAACCTTCGAACAACTTCCCCAGGGCGTAGACTTTAAAGCCTGGGACCCGCAATTTCCCGTTTCCACCTTTGCCGAATTTGAGGCCGCCGTTTTGCGGGGTATCTCCTCCGGCTTAAATGTTTCGTATATCTCTCTGGCCAATGATCTGAAAGGCGTTTCCTATTCATCTATTCGACAGGGTGAACTTTCCGACCGTGATTACTGGCGGGTCCTGCAAACCTGGATGATTGAGCATCTTTGCCAGCCAATCTTTGAAGAATGGCTCAAGTGGGCGCTTCTCACCCAGGCGGTCAAACTGCCTTATGGCAAGATTGATAAATTCAACGCTGCAGTGTGGCGGCCTCGTGGTTGGGCATGGGTTGATCCTTTCAAAGAGTCAAGAGCCAGTGAGAACGATGTCAAAAATCAATTCAAGTCGTTGCATGATGTCGCTGCAGAGCGGGGCTATGACCTTGAGGAAATTTTTGAGGCAAACAAGAGGGCCAAAGACCTGGCCAAGACTTTTAAACTTTCTATCCCAACACTTGAGGATACACCGACATTATGAAACTAACCAGGGAACAGCTCGACACTATTAAATCAAAAAAATACGAA